GACAGACTTTTCAAGTCTGATTGTTATGTTAACTGGGTATGGTGATACTCGAGCTCGGACATACTCGAGTGCCTTGTTAGTTTAGGCGCGGCGCAATAACCGCAAACTTCGAAGCACCATGTGGGGTGTTAAGGATCGTACCATACGACTCCTCGGAGAAACTACGCAATTACGCGTTAGAGTAGGACGGACAGTCCGGCTGGATCATTGGCTCCCCCAACGGGAGACATTCAGCCCATGCACACGGGGATTCCTCACCGTAAGAATGAGGACGCATCACGCGAGAGAATAGACCAGAGTGTCCGGAACTGTGATTTGGAATTGTACCTGTGCTCCCATACGTGGGAAAAGCAGACGATGTTCAGATACATGTTACCGCAGCCCAGCCCCAAAGTATCGCCATGATGACAATAATTGAGGCAGGCGGGCAGGAGGGGTCAGGTCCTGTGGACCCAACAACTAACCTGGCAGGGAAACGGAAAGTGACTATATCTACTATGTCACCAGAAACAAGCCAAGGACCCTCAACGGGCTCGAGCGTGAGTACTCGAGTGGACTTATCCCCCAACAAAGGGATATCAGCCGGTCAACCGGTGGGTGTCAAACAAGATACGAAGGGTTCTCTCCCTCTCGTTGTTGCACCCAAGCACCTTAGCCTTGTAGACGAGGCTCTCCGGGCTGCGTTTCCTCTTGGACTGCAATTTATTGTGGAAAAAGGGGTGGCATCTGGCCTGGAGTTGGTATTAACCCGCATATTAGCGGATCCGGACCTCTTCGTGAACGATGGGGGTTTGGAGGTCAAGAGACCCGGACCAAAAGAGTTCAATAGATGCGTAGCTGCTCAAAAGGCGGCCGTGGTCGATGTGGATTCTCTGGGTGTTCCTGGCCTACTACCTGGGACGACCGACAATCGGGCCCAGATCGGGTCCGATGGTAGTCTACAGGTCCTGCACTATAGTGAAGCCGAAGAACAGCCTGGCGAGTTCATCAGGCACCTGAATAAGGTGCTTGAGGGACGTTGCCGGTTCGAGGATTTCTCTAAGAGATGGTGCAGACGGCTCGCACATGTGTATGTACAGGCGTGTATGGCGAAGACACGGGAGGCAGGTTTATCCTTGGCTCTGTGGTGTGCCAGTTTGGATTTGGTGTGTGACACCTCTGATAACTGGTTCAAAAGGTTCTTGTTCAAGAGCTTCTTTGACTTCCTCACTGACCGTTACGAGGTACGGATGAAGTTTCTCACTGCTTTAGTGCAGGCGCGGAAGCTTGATGAGTGGCAAGTTCTGCCACCCCGTCCCTCTTGGATTTCTATTACTGACTCCCACTTTCTTGGTGGGGGAACATACAAGGACTTTGAGACCCTTACGGCTCGGTCCCGGCGTGCAATTGCCAGTTGGCAAGTACACCGGTTGGTAATATTGAATTCGGTAACGAGTCTTAAAAAGCGACAACCCCCAATCCCCGATATAAAATTAGCAAAGGCGACTCGTGACTGGAAGAAGGCACTCTTTACTGAGCGCCCCCTTCAACCAGTCCCACATAGAATCTTGAAAGTTTCGCTCACTTCAGGTGAGACTCGAGAGGTTTCCGCGACTACAGAACCCGTGGTATTTCAAAAAGGGCCAAGTGAGGCCCTTCCCAAAAGTTTACCAACGGGTCCAGAGTGGGCTATTGTCAAGAAGAAGGTCGATGAGATCTTGGATATGATGATACCCAATCTGAGAAAGCGGTGTGTGGCTCTCCCCTCCCTCAGTACGAGGGCGAGGCTAGACTCAAAGTCCTCAGCTGGTGGCATGTTTGGCGTTCTGAAGAGGTCGCTTGACCCGTCCTTACATCTCCCCCCCTGGCTAGAACCGTCGACAGCTCTCCCCACTCAGATCTTCAACCTGGGTCGTTTCGAGAAGTTGTCGGGTTTTGATCGAACCGAACTGTTCGGTCTTGTCCCCGAGGCTACGAGGCTGCTTTACGAGCAGTTTAGTTACCGACCGGATGACTTGATCGTGCAGGGCGTCGCACTACCTGAACCTTTTAAGGTCCGGATGATCTCCAAGTCTGTCGCTGTCTCTTATTGGACAATCACTGGTGTTCAGAAGCTTTCCCACGAAGCTCTGCAGGCCATTGCTGGTTTCCAACTCACCCGTGAGGTGGTTGGACGCGATATCTCTACGCTGCTGAACCTTTCGATGCCCAACCCCACTTTAGGTGGAGTAGGGGGTCGTAGTGTTCTTCCAGACGAAGAGGAGGACTCATCAGATCACCTCTGGGCAGTCTCAGGGGACTACACAGCTTCAACTGACAATTTGAATCCCGATTTGAGCGAGTATATCGTTGCAGGCATTTCTGGCCGTGCCAACTTTTCTCCTCATGTTGCGGAGCTCTTCCGAGCATCACTCACGGAGCACTTTCTTCCGACCGAAAGGGAGGAGATTGATGCTAAGAGTAATTTCATACCTCTCGATTATACTGCCGTTCCGGCGGAAACGATCGATATCATAGAGGACCTTACGGCCAAGTTTGGCGAAGGAGGGTTTTGTTGGGATGACGTCGCAGCCGCGATGGTCGATTCGAAGTTGATTGGTCTCAAGAGTCGTAGGGGCACCAAGCATGAAGATCTTAGTGATTATCTGAAGACGGAGAAACAAGTGGGGAAACGAGTCAAGCAGGCCAGCGGTCAGCTTATGGGCTCCCCCACTTCGTTCCCTGTACTGTGCATTGCCAACATGGCTCTCACGTGTGCAGCTCTTGAGATGGTTGAAGGTCCCGGCTCTCGCCCTATTGGTTCTAGTGGTGTTGAAGTGAACGGTGACGATGTTGGATTCGTCGCAAAGAGAGAAGCCATTTTGTCTTGGCAACGGTTGACAACAACCTTTGGTCTCTCACCGTCTGTAGGGAAGAACTTTGTGAGTCGTGAGTTCCTTCAACTCAACTCAAAAATGTTCCGGATTGAGTCTTTCGACTCTCCACAAGAGTACACGATTCGTTATCCGATCGAGGATCCCACTAAGTGGGTGACCGAAATGAGAACGTCTTTGTGGGTCCTTGTTCCCTGTCCTTCAGAACAAGTTTTTGGAGGGTTTTGACGGTGATGATGCCGATCGTTTGAATCAACTGTGGTTAGAGACGTGGTCTCAGTACCTCGCGAAGCTCCCCAGCGGGCTTATGAACTGGTTTTTCCCCAGGGAACTTGGAGGCTTCGGTCTCCGGGCAACCCGGGATGTAGTCAGTAACGAGGGTCAGAGGCATGCAGCTGCATGGCTCAGAGACAACGTCCAAGCGGAAGTGGCGCTGAAGTCTAAACCTTTCGAGATGTCCCCGGCTCGTGTTGTGACCACTACGGTCCACGAGGATGCTGAGGCTGTTTATAAACAGCTGTCGGTTCTGGGATACATTGAGAAGGCTTGGGTGTCAAAGGATCCTGATAGTCCCTTAGTACGGCCGGAGTTTTCACTCCCTGGCTTGGAAACGGTCTGCGGTATCTCTGGCTTCTCCTCTCTTGCGTCGAGTTTAACACCAAAAATGCTGGAGCGTGCTGATCTGTTGGACATGATCACCGCTGAGGCAAAGGGGAGACCCCCCGTTCTTACCTCTACTCGCGTGGCGAGTGCAGAATTCCAACGCTTTCAACCTACTATAGTTTCTACTGGCGACTACCTTCATGGAGTCAAGTGGACTTCCTCAAAGAAGACCTGGGCCGAATTGGCGCCCAAGGATCAAGAGGAGGCAAAGTGGTTATCCTCAGCTCGAGTGGGCCTCCGTAAGGCTGCCCGTTCGACTGGTCGAGAGATGCCTATTGAAGACATAGTGAGTTGGGACAATCGAAAGGTTGGGTGGGTCCTTGTGAATGGGACTCGCTTTGTGAAGGGAATGGCACCGGCGGTAAAGGTACGCACCGGTAAGATCATTGGCATGGAAAGTCCGCACAGTCGTGCGTCAGACTTTGGGGAGGCACAGGTGACTGGGCCCGTCTTGCTTGCGAGGCGGGGTCCGGTATTACTGATAGAAGATGTACACAGCGCTAATGAGGCTCTGGCTACTATGATGGATCCTCGGGTTTCTCGAGATCTGTCCACCGACGCTATGCGTGGTAGTGGTCACTTGGCTTCTTTGATGAAGCGCTTGTTGTCTGAGCCAAAGACGTTGGCTCTCAGTAACCGAGCGGATGAGACGGGCCTCTCATCCCACCCTGGACAGCTTATGGAACTTCTTACAGAGGTTTCGGACATGTTGTCAGGGAAGTGGAAGAGACCAGTGATGGTCCCTTCAGCGGTGTAAATCCGAAATTCAACATATATTAGAGCTGTGTCTGGTTGTCGCATGTAGTTATACGTAACGAAGTGCACACGAAGAAGGCTAACATCTAGTCCGTTTCGCATAGATAACATGTAATGTGAAGGAGATGTAGACTAATATATATCATGTACGTATGTAATAATATGGAAACATGAACATGGGGTTAAGGTGGCTGTACACTCCCATGGCTGAATCAAAC